CGCACCACCGCTACGGGCTGAACCCATAGAGTGGAACTCCTTAACACGGCCAAGCACATTGCCAAGTCTGTGTAAAGCACCACGACCGCCGATAATGCGTGTAAGGTTGCTACGAGTTCCAGCAGAGGACATAGGTGCGTTAATAACATCAGCCTCGTTAAGAACACCCTTAATCACACGGGAACTGCCTTTTACGGTTTCAAAATAGCCAGAGTTGGCCGTGATGATATACAGCGTAGCGTTAGACACGTTAGTCTGCGACCAGTTGCTTACGGTAGCGTTGAACTGGAAAGTGTAGTTTCCTACGACGGATGGGGCTTGTCCTTCTTGGAGTGTGATATCCTTTGAAGGCTTTAGCACGAGGAAGCCACCGCATAACTGGGTCTTGTAGCCACCAGCATTAGGAGGGGTTGCTCCGTTCTTGTTTGCAGACTGGGTGTAGCCGAGCCATGTATTGTAGTCCATCTCAAGGCCATTCATTACGGACATCGCATACAGTTCCTCCGTTGTGTGGGAGGCAAGGAGGCCAGAGAAGTTATCAAAGTTAATGGAAATCTGTGTAAGGGGAAGATACCAGTCGGCATCAGTTGACCCGTATGCTTGGGGCTTACAGTATATAATGATTAGATCGGGAATGCAAGGTAGCGTAATGGTCTGGGACTGGACTGAAGCAGTCTGGCCGTAGCCGATACCAGAGCCACCGTTGCTATTAACAAGGGCTTGGTTAGAAACATAACGGGGGAACTCGTAGTAAGGCACTACGCTCTTGGCGGGTAGAGGAATGGAAAGTGAAGGGGTTAGGAACTGCACGTTGACACGGGAGTTGCTGAAGGGGCTTCCAGACTGTGTGCCAGAGTTGTAGGCGACAGCACTAACGGCAACCACGTTAGAGCAAGAGCGAAGCACACGGCCAACCGGAGAGGTCTGGCTGGGACTTGTCAAGTTCATCACCAACTGTATATTCTGGACTCCAAACATTCCAGTATCCATCTCATGAATGTCGCTGAAGATAAAGGGAGAAAGCACCAGTTTCTCGTTAGAGTAGAAAGATACGAAGATGGGATAAGAAGGCTGAAGGGCAGTCTGGACGGGAACGCCGTTCGTGTATGCAACAGTAATACCACCAGATGTGTATGTGCCGTTGCCAGTTAGGGCTTGGCCGTTAGGCAAAGTAAATACAAACTGACCCCACGCACCGTTAGGGATATCGGCACGGCTTGTAGAAGACATGTAATCACCAAGAGGGTTGCGGTTAGTAGCGAAGGCATCGTTATAGTTGCCGTATGTATCTAACATATTAGGGCAAGTCCGCTGGATACGGTTCTTGTTGTAATCGGTTAGACGCATAACCTCGTAGAGAACATCGCCAGTATTCATCGTGACTGTAGCGTCGTTAATAGTCGCTGTCATCGTCTGAACGAGAGAATGAAGAGGGAACGACGCAAGGGCTACATCACGACCAAGCACAACGCAAGGAACACCCGCAGTATTTGTCACCGGAGTAGCCGTGAATGAGAGAAAACACTGGGAACGCCACTCTAATGCACGGTCAATAAACACTCCCTCTGAAGGGACTGTAATGTTGTAAGTGTGCTGTGAGGCCGTCTGGGAGAGTGCCGTATAAGGGGCATTTGTAAGGGACAATGCACCTTTTTCAACTGCATAACGTGGTTGTGTCTGAACTATGCGGTCGTCATATACCGAAAGTTTCTGAACGGCATCGGTCATTTTTATATTCATTACCCATATTTAAATCTTGCCATTTTTCTATTTTTCTTACTTTTTACGGAACATCATCTTAATGGATACATTTGTCTGGTTAAACATATTGATGGGGTATAACTTATTATCCAAGCGGTTCTTCCAGAACACTTGTATATCTATATTACGCAGTTCCGTGCGTGAGCCAGTAAAGGAGGATAAGCGGTATTCGCCAGTAGGGGTGTAAGATAGGAAACCACGATAATCTTCTGCCCGTTCTATCGGGACGGATATATCTGTTATTATTGGTGTAAAAGCCGAAGAGGATTCCACTGGGGAAGCGTTATTACCTTCGCCGTAGGTTAGTGGTGTTCCAGTTTGCTCTGGGAAAATGGGGATCATAGTAGAGGAAAACACGATTGCGGATATAGGAGTCCAGAGGGTAGAAGTGCTATTATAATCTTGCTCTATAACCCAGTATAACTGTGTTCCAGTCACAACGGTAGGGTTAGTTCCAGCAGTCGCTGAAAAGGCCGATAGACCATCAAGGGCTTTTATGTTTTTACCCCCATCCATAGACTGAAATAGTATCTGATTTACCTTACCCGTAGACTCTACACCGATATAGAAGTTATTAAAGTTAGCGAATAGGCCGAACATATCGGTATTAAAATATAACTTCATTAGTTCTGTTCCTTGTGCTACGGGTTGCCCAGACGCACCATTACTTGCATACAAAGGTGTTCCGTTATTCCACGACCACGCTTGGTATTGGGGAGGGGTATTACCTTGTATAGGGTCATCACCGCAACAGTAGGTATTACCATATAGGCTGAAAAGGCCGTTATCCGCATTATAAGTCATTTGAACCGGAGATCCGTGCAGAGGAGGTTGATTTCCACTCGTGCCTCCAAGAAGCAACCAGTAAGCGTCCCACTGGGCTTGTATAGACAGCGTAGGGTGGTAGGTATTTGGGGTAGCCGGTTGTGCGTCGTTCCATGCTCTGGAAAAGGCCAGATTGACAAGGTCTACCCAATGCTGGTAGGTATAAACATAATAGTAGTTTCCACGCAAGTCTTGCCCCGCATATATCTGCTCTGGTAGGATAACCGTATCTGGAGGGTTAGGTAAAGGTGCAAATACGGTTTCCGGTTGGTATTCTATAAAGCGACGGGCTGTGAAAGTCGTGTTAAAATCTACACCGGTCGTAGGGTGTTTAGCATATACTGTATAATCATATACAATAGAGTAAGTAGTTAGGTTTATATCGGACTGTGAATCGTTTATATTAGGTATAAACAAAGGTAAGTCCTTACCAGCACCGTCCATAGTAAAGCGAATAATGCTAAACATATACTTACTAATATCGGCAATAAGGGGGGTAGAACGAGTTTCTTGGAAACGAATGGTAGGATCACGGCCAAGTCCTAACTGGTTAATGTTATACGCATCTGCTACGATATCGGCGTTGTAATACACAATATCGGGTTCTGAACTGCTACCGATGGTTTCTACGCTGGATGAATACCCTCGTGTTGACATCTTCTTATATATACTGACGATATATTTTTACATATCTTATTTATGAAGTTTTAAATATGTCACACCCGCAACAAACTCATCTGCAGAAAGACCACTACTCTTTATCATCTTCAAGTATGCGGACAGCGGTAAGGCTTTATATAATAATCTAACTATACAGTGCCGTCCGCACGTGTTTATATCCTTATTATCCTTTTGAAAGTCATGTGAGTTATAAGTTATACGATACCCGCTTTCTTTGAATAAGCGTGTAAGGGTAGGTTTTTCCATGTTAAACTCCCTACGCTTTTCCGCCGATATCCATTCTAACTCCGTATCGGGGACTTTGCCATAGGGGTCAAAAAACTCTATTTGATCGGGCTTCTTTATCATACAAACCCAGTGGCCGTTCGTTTCCGAAGTCGTAGGATATAGCATCATGCAACGGCCTTCCGAGTCAAACGCTTCATCTATGCTATTCATATTCTCCAAGTCTGGATATGTAAATATGTTAGTATCTGGGTTTAGCATCTTGTTTATATCACCATCAGACAGAGGATAGGCTAAAACACGCTTGGTTGCTTCTACCGTATTTTCAAAAGGAACTTCCATTACTAATATGGCTTATATTTTATATTCAATGTAAGTATAAGATGTCTTTAGCACTCGCAGAGAACCCACAAGTTGCACAAGCGTTAAGCATAGGAAGCAGTGGTATTCCTTCACTCATACAAAGCCCTAACGGCCAAGTAGGCGTGAACTGCTCTGATGTGGGTAATACCTTACAAAGTTATGGGGCTACTACACGATTTGAAACGACTACTGGTGCTAATAGTGCCTATGTTGATATCAGAGATAATGGGGCAGAAATGTATTGTAGTTTGAACGCACAAGGAACGAGTAATGTAGGCCATGTAAAGGTAGGTGGTTTAGTTAGTAATACTGGTCTTTATGTATCGGATACACAGTTATTGTATAACGGTTCTGCGATAGGTTCTGGTAGCGGTGATGTAGCATCCGTTCAAGGCTTACAAGGGGCTATAACCTTTACATCGTCAAACGATACTATTAACTTTAATAATACAACCACAACTAATATAGATATAACCGCTAATATAACCCCTAATGTATCGTCCTTATCCGATGGAACTACTGCACTTACTGGTGCTATTACTCTAATCGGCGAAGGTTGTTCTATTACTGCTACCCAAGACCCAAGCCCCGCTATTACTATATCAATACCAGCCCCTCCAGAAAGCGGTGTAGTGTCTATAAGCGATGGAACAAATGTGGCGACTGGTGCTGTCGTTTTAGAGGCTGGAGAAGGTATAGAAATAACATACGATACAGACCAAAATACATTTACATTAACTTCCGACCCTTTCGTAGGTATATATTACCTAACAACACCACAAGATATAACATTAGTCCCTCCTACACAAGTTCAGAAAGTAGTAGGGCTAACGGCCGATCCAAATACGGATAGTGCGATAGTATCATACGATGCGGGTTTAGGCACTTGGATCGTCCAAAAATCTGGCGTATATTTCTTAAACTTTTCGGCTGGTATAATACAGAATAATGCTACATGGACTTTCGGTTCGTTCTGCCAATGCTATATCGTATGTATATTAGGCGGTTCTTCTCCGCAGTTAGAGATATGCAATAATGCAACACCAAGCCCAACATCTGGGGTGAACTCATTTAACGCACAAGTTTTCGGTTATCTACCGCTTACAGTAGGCACTACTATTACTGCTGGAATACAATGGATTATAACATCTGCTGGAACACCTACACCAGCACAGTTCCAGCCAAGAGTTAATAACGTCAATAACGGAACGGGCTTTAACTGGGCGTATGTTAAACCTTTGACCGCATAAAAAGTATAATCTCTATATATAATGGATAACCTTGCATCTGGTAGTATAGGCGGGGTATCAGTTCTTGCGGTTTTAAGTGTTGCGTATGCTATATATAAGGCTATAAATCATCATCGTATCAGAAGCACGTGTTGTGGGGCAAAAATGGAGGCCTCGTTAGACGTGGAAGAAACTACCCCTCCGACAGCGTTAAAAATAAACGCACCTAAAGTAGATGAGAGTAAAAGTGTCGCTACGCTACCTAACGATGCTTCGCAACTTCCTTAATGGTATGATGATGGATATGTGTATAACTAACGGCAACTTTGATAATATACAACAAATAATAGGAGGTCTAAATATGATTTTAGCCAATCCAGAAAACTATGGATTAGAAAAATGATCTCCGGTAAAAATAATATTTACATATAATATAATATGCGTATCGTCTTCGCTTCTCAACACTATCACGATGTTAAAGGGTATGCAACCGTTGTATATGAAATCCTTTCACACCTTGTTAAAGAGAAATCGCTTGAAATATACCACTTTGGGTGGCGACAGCACAAGACTTTCCGGCGGGAAAAAATAGAAGGACTTAAGGGCGACTTCGTAGCCTCTATAACTGATGATGGAACGGTAGGGCAAGAGAAGATACATAAATATCTAACGCTTGTTAGACCAGATTTAGTATTCGTATATGGGTCTAATATGGTAATGAAGTTAATAAATATGGCCTTACCGAAGGATAATATATGTTGTGGTAAAAAGTTTAAGTTATGGTGTTATTTAGACCAAGTGTATAAAGGTGGTATCTTACATGGACTAACCGTAGATAAATATATAGTATTTGCCGAGCAGTGGAAAATGGAAATAGATACACCGCAAATCGTAATGACCCATGCACCTAATAGGTTCGCCAAAGCCTTACCAGTAGAAGAATGTTTAGCACTACGACAGCGACTAAATATAACCGACGAACCCGTATTCCTATCGGTAAATACTAATACTGCAAGGAAGCGTTTAGATCTTCTATTCCAGTCCTTTAGCATATACAAGAAACGGGGAGGAGATGGAAAACTCGTATTAATAACTGGTAAGGAGGGGTTCTATATGCTGGATGTAGTTATGAATATGGAAGGTGTAAATCCAGATGACGTTAGGATAATACAAGGTGGTAGCCTATCGGACGAAACAATCAACCTATTCTATAATATGGCTGATTATGGCGTTAATACTTCCGATGGAGAAGGCTGGGGTATTATGGCTTGTGATATGGCCTATCTCGGGAAACCGCAGATAGCATTAGATATTGGTGCTTATAGAACTTGGTTAAACGACGACACTGCAGTTCTTCTAAAGCCTACCTTGCGTATATATAGACATTTAGCAGATTACTGTGGGTTATATAATAACACGACTACGCCAGAGTTATTTGCCGAAGCCTTTGATATGGTTAAGACCAAATCAAAGCCTACTGTTAATATTACATGGGAAAGTGCTATGAGCGAGTTTTTAGAGCATTTAAGGGGGTGTCACGCCTAAATCAACGGCACTGATATATACAGACCAGCCGTTCGTAAAGTCAGTCCAAGCGATAAGATTTACACCTTGATTTGAGCCACCGCCGTTCTGAAGGATTGTATTGATATATACATTCGTATCCAGAGCATCGTAGTAGCAAGTGTA